GTGCAACATGAACAACTTTACCCAGTTGGAAAATTCTGTCGGACGGCTGGCAGATAGTCAGGCTCAGCAGAATATGATGATTTCCAGCGGAATTTGCAACCTCGGTTACCAGAACCTGGAACAGTTTAGCGGAATCCAGCGTGACTTGTGTACAGGTTTTGCTAACGGCGTTGCCGCTACTAATGCGGCGGCAGCACAGGCTCAGCAGTGCTGCTGCGACACCAACCGCAACATTGACCAGTTGCGGTATGACGGCGCAATGAACACTGCATCTATCAACGCCAACACCACCGCACAGACGCAGAAAATTCTTGACGCTATTTGCGGGAATCGAATGGCAGATATGCAAAACCAGATTAACCAGTTGCAGTTGCAGAACGCCGTGGCTGGTGTGGTTCGTTATCCCTCTGCAACTACTTACGCTACCAATTGTAATCCGTTCTTTAACAATTCTGCCTGCGGCTGTTGCGGTGGCAATATTTAAGTCAATCCGACTGGGAATGTTTCACGTGAAACACAATATTTAATACTCAGGCGGGGCGAAAACCCCGCCTATTTTGTTTTGAGGTGAATTTTAATGGCAAACGTAGCAATTTCCACCGTAAACACCAGCCCGCAGACTGTTGCCGCTGGTGGAACTGTGGCACTGGGAAGCGTTAAAATGCAGGTGAGCCGATGCTCCAAACTCAACGGGAGCGGCATTAACATTATTGCCCCTGGCGATTATTTGGTAATCGTATCCGCTACAGCATCACCCACTGCGGCGGGGAATATCTCTCTCACACTGCTTAATAACGGCGTTGCCGTCCCTGGTGCAATCTCCGCTAGCTCAGTTTCTGCCGCCGGAAGCCCCACCCCTCTGCCAATCGGCACCACTATTAGCGTTAATTGCTGTGGCAACGCCGCTGGGCTTACTCTGGTAATTTCTTCCGCCGCTACGGTTAATAATGTGGCTGTTACTGTGGTAAAAATCTAATGGATAATCAACTAAATTCCATTGATTTAGTGTCTATTCTTTCGTTTTTGCTGGGATATCAAAACTTATTGGAGAACAGACAACAGTCTGCTCATAACGATGTGCAGGCGGCAAACGACGCACAAGCTCAGTTTTTGCTAGAAAAGTTATCGGCTCAATTTTTGGCACAAAATAAAATGCTTGAAGAAATCTTAGCTATTTTAAAGGGCGGTGAAAAAGTTGGAAACTAAAGCGATTTTCGAAAAAATCATAAATCACCAGATTAAAGGGCTTATGATTCATTCCCAGATGGCTGATTATTACGACTTTCTGGGGCTTCATGGCTTTAAACGCCAGCATGAGTACCATTATTTAGAGGAATCTTGCAATATGAGGGGCGTTTCCCGCTATTTTATCAACCATTTCGGAAAGTTGCTGTATCCCGAAAAAGTTGAAAATCCTGATATTATCCCTGCGGCGTGGGAAAACTTTAACCGGATTGATGTGGACGCAGAAGCGAAACAAAACGCCGTTAAACTTTTGGTTGCCGAATGGGTGGACTGGGAGCGGGAGACAAAGACTTTGATGCAGAAAGCCTATCTCCAACTTGAAGATAACGGAGAAGTTGCCGCAATGCTCAAAATCAAAGAGTTAATCGAAGATGTTGACTGCGAATTAAAGCACGCAGAACGGCTTCACATCCGCTTAAAATCGCTGAATTATAATCTTGGTGATATTTACGCCATGCAGGATGAATATCATCACAAATTTAAGAAGAAACAGCGTGAAATAGGGGTGAAAATATGCTAAACCTTGACGAAATTAACAAAGAGATTTTAGAGCTTGAAAAGCATGATACAACTTACGCAGTCTGCGAACGGCTGGCATGGCTCTTGATTGTGCGGGATTACCTCACAGATAAAAGCACCGCCGTGGCGCAGGCTGAACCCCTCAGCGTTGAGGATAAAAGCGAATTTTTAAAAGCTGTAAATGGCAAGGAAAGCTCGTGTGTTTGGGAAATCGTTGACGAACTCATGGAAACACTTAAAGTTGTAAATCCCAGAGTTTATCAAAATGTTCTTTCAAAAATTGAGAAAATTTGACTTGCAATTCTGGGAAAACCGAGTTATAATATCATTGTGTAGATGCTCCTTCAGATATGTTCCTCAATGCCTTTCTTGACAAACGCACCAGTTAGATTTTTTCTAGCTGGTGTCGTTTTTTTTGAAAATTTCTCTTGAAATTTCTGGAGAGCGTGCTATAATAACAATAGAAGCTGCCCTCTTTATATGGTTCGTCTGGACGGGAATCGGTGCTGATTATCAGTGCCGATTTTCGTTTTTTTTCTTGACAAAAAACCATTTAAAGCATATAATATATTATGTGGTGTTCATGAGGATTTTTAACCATTCAAGTCCTCAGCAAAGTCTGCAAACTTTGCAAAAAAAGAAGCTGTACCAGTAAACGCTGGTACAGCTTTTCTTTGTTTCACGTGAAACACTTAGGTTTCTTTGATTCTGATGCCCTTAAGATACAACATGAGTTTCCGCTTGATTGTGTAATCATCTGTTCTCACGCCTTTGGTATCCTCAACCACAAAGTTCCCGTTTTCGTCCAGATAGGTAAAATCGGCTATATAGCTGCAAGCCCGCTCAATGAGCTTGCCCTTTGTGCGCCCGCCCCGAACACCTATTATATCGGGCTCTCTCTGTGCTGGGATAAGCTCAAACTTAACTTGTCGCTGTAGCTGCGAGATGTACCCATCTCTCTCCAACAGCCTAAGCTCTTGCCAGCGGGCGAACTCCTTTTCGGAGTCGAAAACCAGCCCGAAGGCGCAAACCTTGCGGGCGTGGTATTTGCTTTTTTTTATCGCTTTCATCGCTTAAAACGGCAGCTCTCCGTCATCCTCATCCAGCTCCGTGAACTGGATTGTGGGGGCTGTGGCGTTGCGTTCTTCCGGCTGGCTCTGCACTGGTGCTGGCTGGGTGAGAGTGTCCACCAGTCCCAGCGAGGGGAAGATAGCGTCTGCCGTGATAGTGTAGTAATCCTTTCCGTTGTACTCGCGCTTTCCCAATCTTCCCGCCACAAGCACCTTGTCGCCCTTGCGGAGAAGCTTTACCGAATCCTCGCCGTTCCACACGGCGATATCAATAAATTTTGCCTTTCTCCGTCCCTTATCGTCAAGCTGGTTCTCCTCATACCCATAAATGAGGGAAAAGTTGGTTACCATGCCGTTTCCGGCTTGGCGTTGCTCTGGCTCTTTGCTAATCTTGCCAATGGCAATACAGCCGGTTTTATTGTTTACAATCATTTTTGTTCTCCCTTCATCCCCCCTGGAAGTATCCAGAGGGGTTTTATTTTATCTTCTGCGGGGTGCTGTTGCCCACTGCTGGGGCTGTGCGTATTGGGGTTGCTGCTGGGGCTGCTGCCCCTCATCTCCGTGATTGGTGTAATCGCTATCTTTGGTATCATCAATAGCAAACAAACCGTTCATGGCGTATTTCCTGGCGTAGCTGGATGCGCTACCAGTTATCTGGCTTTCATCCATGCCCTTCTTTGTTTCAGCTTCGCGGGCGAATGCGGACGTTGATACGCTTTCGCCAGTCTCAACATCGTGCAGAGTTACAGTCGCCTTGATGTAATACCTTGCCCCAACAGGGGAAATTTCGTCTGTTATCGTCACTGCGCACTCGTGTGCCGCCAAAACTGGCTTTACAGCCTCCAAAATATCCTCTGCGGAGCGGTAACTGTATCCGCCAAATTTATTGTACTGCCCCTTCGGGGCTTTCAACTCGCCCTGAATAAGAGCAAGTTTGCTAATCACGCTCATTGTTTGGCTCCTCCTCAAACTCTACAGGGCATTGATTGCCCCTGCATTCATCGGGGTACAAGATATGTTCCTGCGTCAGTAGGCACTCCCATCTCACCCCGTATTTGCGAGTAATGTACGGGCATTGCCCGCACACGCACCTATCTTCGGGAAAAGGGACGTTAAAAGTAGCTTTCCCCACGGTGTAATAATTTACACCGCTTAATCTTCGTCCCATTCCCACGTCCCCCTTTCTGTGCCGTCCTGGTACTCCTCATCATCCTCGCAGAGCGGAAGACGGAACGTGTACCCTGGTACAGGATACTGTTGCGGGTCCCACTTCCATGCACTCACACTCCAATCGGGGCAATCGTCAAAAAGGCACATACTCGCCACCCTCCTTTCTCTGCCTGCCCTCACAGGCAAGCGCAAGCTGGTAATCATATTCCAGCCGTTCGAGCTGAATTGCAACCTTGTGTGCGATTTCCTCGGTAACATCAACCTCTGGCGCAAGTTCGCACCTCAAACAATTGATAATTGCCTGAGCGTAGATTTCACTCCGTTTCATGCGTGTTCCTCCTTAATGTTCAAAATTTGTACCCAACGGCAATTTGTGCCGCCAGTTCGCTTAACATTTCCTTTTCGGTTGCGTTGAGTTCATCGTCAAAATACGCCCCAACGAAAATCTCCGCCAAATCTTCGGGGTGTCCCGCAACAGCCAGGAGACTGTTGCGGTATTCGTCATAAGTTTTCATGTGTTTATTCCTCCTTGATTAGTAAGCAAGCCAGCGTCCGCCACGCTTTGCCCATGTGTGAATTCGGGGTTCTGCCTTCTTGAGGTTGATATAAACCTCAATGGTCTTGGTGGTTTTGTCGTAAGACTCAGCCACGGTGCGGCAGTCCTCGTACTCTCTCTTGTACAGGGAGTAGGGAATGCGCTCAACCGTTTCCAGACGAGCCTTTTCAGTGATACCAACGATAACGCCGATTGTGTTCCACTTCTTGCTGTAGGAGCCTTCGGCGGTCTCACAGCTCGCATACTGCTCTTTGTACTGCTCAACGGTCATGGTCACGGTTCCGAGGGTCTCTTTAGCCTGCCGCCATGCCCACTTGAGGCACTTTGAAAAGCTATCGAAGGGGTTGCCAGGGGTGTGGCTCTTGTAAGACTTGAATTGTCTCCATGCGGTGTTCATGATGGCTCTCAAATCGTACTTCATTTTGTGTTCCTCCTAAATTGTTTTTTTGTTGTCTCCCTTGGTGTGATTATATAATAGCACAACCGAACCTGAATGTCAACAACAATTTTTAAATTTAGGAGGAAATTTTTTAATCAGCTCCCAAAATGAGCAAGTGGCACGCTCTCACCAGAGCCACACGCGCTTCGTTCGTCATCGGCGTTGGAATGTGCTCCTTTTGTCCAAGCCACTTATCTTTAGCACCTTCTTCGTCAAAAAACAGCCCGCAGTAGCAAAAAGTTAATCCTCCAAAACTGTTTCGGTACGCCGTGAACTTTCGCTCAAAAGCCGGCGATACCTGAACATAGTGCCACGGCTTGGAAATAAATGCGTGTTTTTCTCCTTCATCAGCTCCGCCAATTTGGGCGTTTCCACTTATGGTAACGTCTCCGCAAATATGGGAGTGTCCTCCAATGTGGGCGGCACCACAAACGAGGACGCACCCTCTGATTATAGCATCATCTTCAACGCAGGCATCTCCGGATACCTCTGCGTTTTCGCAAACACGAGCAAATCCATCAACCTTTGCGTTTCCGTAAATTTTAGCGTTGCCCATAATTTGGGCATTTCCGCCAATCTTTGCGTTTTGCGAAATCTCCACCTGCTCGCCAATCACCGCTTCGCCCGTAACGTGCGCAGTGCCGCAAACAAAGGCATCGTCTCCCACGGAGACAATGCTCCTGTTGCCTCCGCCAACGTAGGCTTCCCCACATATCTTCGCCCGCCCAGAGACGTTGGCACAGATAATCTGGCAATCTCCATTCACGGTTGCGGAATCCGTAACCATGGATAAATAAACATCAGCGTTTCCGCTGATTTTGGCCGCACCGGAAATGTGGCTGTTATGCACATGAGCCCTTTTGGATACCTCGGCATTGCCATCCACAAGCGCCAAGTCTCCAAACACAACTGCGTTGTCGTAGACCTGGGCGTTATCGCAGACTCTGGCGAAATCGTAAACTTTGGCGTATCCGCCAATCCAGCAGTTTCCTTCGTGGGAAAGGTTTTCTTCCCTTTCGATAAACCCACCAATGGTTCCTTCGGGAATCGTGCCTACCTTCCGCAATGCACGAATCCTGTACAGGATATTTCCATCACACGATACTTCCTCTGTTTTAATCAGTTCATACTTCTTTTCCATTTCTCATTTCTCCTTTTCCTTGGCGATTTCTTCAACCGCCTTCAGAATTTTTGCTTCCATCTCAGGTTTGAGTGGATACCGCAAAATGCGGCTGAGACTCCATTCGCTGTATCCCATCTGAGCGGCAACCTCCCACTGGCGGATACCGTAGGACTTGATAAGCTCCCGAAATTCTCGCTTGTCCATTTTGTTAGCTCCTTTCTGTTGATGCCCATATTATATCTTGTTGCTGTTGCTTTTTCAATAGGCAAAATCAACAAAAACTCGCTCGTTATTTTGTGAGAATTTACAGTTGTGAAGAAAACCCAAAAGCGATACAATTAAATAAATAATCGAAAGGAGCGGAAAAAATATGCTTGAAAAAGTCATTCTGGACGGCGACAAAGTGTACAATCTCATGGCGGAACATCATTGGTGCATTACTGAGCTGGCAAGGGAAGCAGGGCTAAGCCCTAAGACGATTACTTACGCCGTCAGGGGGCAGAGGATAAAGCTTTCAACAGCGTGGATTATCGCCGAAAGATTAGGTGTTCCCGTTTCTGAGCTAAAAAAAGAAACTGAATAAAAACCTTAGATTTTAAAGCCACTTGAATTTACTAAAAAAGTTCAGGTGGCTTTGCTGTTTTTTTAATCCTAAAAATTAGTATCCTAAAAATTAGGATCCTAAATTTTAGGATCCTAAAAATTAGTATCCTAAATTTTAGGATCCTAAAAATTAGGATCCTAAATTTTAGGATCCTAAATTTTGGGGGGTATATAATAGATAGTAATTTAGAATAGATAGTAATTTAGAATAGAAAGAATTTTAGAATAGAAAAAGGAAAATGCTTACGCATTTTCAAAAAACGCAAAAATCCGCTGAGTGGGGGAAGTAGAGAAAGCAAAATACACAAACCCAACACCTTCTTTTTGTGTATTTTGCCTGTTGACACACACAAAAAAAAGAGATACAATACAGGCACAAAAGAAAGGAGGACAGAAACACTGTGGTGCTTGACAAGAATGAAGTTTGCCTTGCAATGGCAGAAAAAGGCTTTACTGCGGCAAAGCTCGAGAAAGAAATTGGGGTCTGTGTGGTGACAATCCGCAGAGCAATGAAAGGAAAAGGCATTCAACCGCTGAAAGCGAAGCAAATCACCGACGCTCTTGGGCTTTCCCTCAGAGACGTAGTTGTAAAATTTTGATAGAAAGAAGGATAGCTCGTGGCGAATATGCAATTTCAGGGGTTTTCCTCGTTTAAAAAAATTCCGCTAGAGCTGGCAACCGTCAAAGGGCTGTCCTTCCTGGCAAAAGGGATGCTGTTGCAACTGTGGATGCTTCCCGCTGAGTGGGATTTTAACATCTGTGGATTTGCGGCAGTGTCGGGATGTACGAAAGCCACAATCAACAAATATTTAGCCGAACTGATTTCAGCCGGCTTTGTCGTAAGGAGGAAGCAAAAAGTGGGAAAGGCATGGGAGTACACCTACCAGATTCGCTACAAGCCCGCTGAGGACGGCGTAGACGACTTTGAGAGCGTGGGGAATGATATTACACCCTCCACACAGGAAGAAGGCGATACAGAGCCTTGCACACGCCCAGAGGTGGACGAGTATGGCTACCGCACGGAAGGGCTGGAAGATTTACCCCCTGTGTACGATGGATTAGCAGACGCAGAACCAGCGGACTGCTACGCCGATGAAGTCCCCATTGGGGACGAATGGTGTCAACCTGAGCGCGAACCCATCTATGACGAGTTCCTTCCGTGGGAACTCACATGGATGAGCCGCGAGGAAGAAAGGGCTAGAAGCCACTTTAAGCCATCGCAACCACAGGGGGATGAAACTACACACACCACCACCCAAAAAGCTAATACAAGCGATTGTGGAAGCTCTCAGGGGCATTCTAGCGGAGGGGTAGAGAAAAAACCCCCTCAGAAACGCTTCACCCAGCCCACGGTGGACGAAGTGAAAGCCTACTGCGTGGAGAGGGGGAACGGAATTGATGCCGAACAATTTGTGGATTTTTATGAGGCAAGAGGGTGGTATATCGGCAAAAACAAAATGAAAAGCTGGAAAGCTGCCGTGAGAACCTGGGAGCGGCGGGACAAGGAGGAAGGAAGAAATGGTATCTTTGGCGGAGCTAATAAACCAAAGCGGCGGGAAAGCAAACCCCTGCCAGGGGAAATCGCTTTATAGCCCTCTGGAGCTGGCACAATCAAAAGCGGCACAGTACAACAGAGCCGAAGCGAATAGGGTGATTTCGCCCGAATATACTTGCAAAAAGTGCAAAAACAAGGGCTATATCATGATAGCCCACGAGGACGGAAGCACCAGCATAGCCGAATGCACCTGCATGGCGGCGAGAAAAAGTCTTGAAATCCTCAAAAAGTCAGGGCTTGAAAACATGGTGAAAAAATACAAGTTTTCAAACTACCTGACAAACGAGGAATGGCAACGAAAAGCCCTTGAAATCGCTAGGAACTACGCTAACAATCCAGATGGGCGTTGGCTGATTGCCAGCGGTGAGCCAGGGAGCGGGAAGACCCACCTATGCACCGCTGTGTGCAGGGAGCTGATGCTCAAAGGCGTTCCGGTACGGTACGAACTTTGGGTTGACATATCAAAACGACTCAAGGCGTGTATTACGGATGAACCAGAATATTTTAGGCGCATAAATCGTCTAAAAACAGTGAAAGTTCTGTATTTAGATGATTTTTTGAAAACGAAGAATAAGGCAGAACCAACGGCAGGTGACGTAAACCTTGCGTTTGAAATTATCAATGCAAGATACAATAATAATCTCCCAACCATAATCTCAACGGAGTGGTTTGCTGACGAGCTAATGGAGATTGATTCCGCTTTAGGCTCCAGAATTTGGGAGCTGACAAAAAACGGAAGCTCTATCAGCTTTAGAGGACACGAAAAAAATTGGAGGATGAAATGAAACTCTACATGAAGGTAACATCCGATAAATACGAATTGCCACTGGCAGTGGCTAAGTCTGTCACAGAGCTTGCAAAGGCTTGTGGTGTAACAAGGAACACAATCTGGCAACAGATGTGGATGAAGCGGACGGGAAAAGTAAAGCACTGTTGTTATCAGTGCGTGGAAGTGGAGGATGAGACATGATGGCAGGAATTTTTCCGGTGTGGATGAGTCTAAGCGAATACAAGGAGGGGACAACGGAATGAAATGGTACAGACGAGCGGGCGCATTTTTGGTTGCAATCGTGCTGGTTTTAACGCTCACAGGGTGCGGAAAGTCTGTGGAGAGGGTCAGCACATTTGAAAGCCGGTCGATGTTCGTAGAAATTGAAAAAGCACAAAGTTGGGTGATTGTTTACCACAGGGACACCAGGGTGATGTACGCCATAAGTTACGGCGTAAGTAACGTTGGAACCTTCACCGTCCTACTAAACGCAGACGGAACGCCGATGGTTTACGAGGAGGATAATAATGGAGAACTTTAAAAAAATTCTGAATGATGTATGCGCCGCTCAGGACGTGGAAAATTTGGACGAACTATTTAGGAGAGCTGAACCCAAAATCTCGTATTTGGTGGAAACATTTGATGAAAATGAACTTTTGAATGGGCTTTTGACAATGCTGAGAAAACTTGAACAATTGACAACGAATATCCTGGAGGGCAGAGGAGACGACATTGATATTCTTCGGTGGTGCAGAGGACTCAGCGAGGTTTCGACATTGCTTGCAGTTATTTTGGGGGGTTCGGTACGAGGAGATGTTTTCTTGATGCTTGCCGACTATCAACTTCTCAGCCACTGGGTGAGAGATGGCTTGCCAAAAGGAACTGAAAATTGTGATGGAGGAAAACATTGTGATTGATAAAATCGAATTTTTAAGGGATGAACTAAGCTTGGGGGAAATGCTTGCTTCGTTGGCGGAGGAATCAGCAGAATTGGCACAAGCGGCTCTCAAACTTCGGAGGGCGTATGATGGGAGCAATCCCACCCCCAAAAGTTATTTGGAGTGCCTTCTCAATCTCGAAGAAGAAATTGGAGATGTTTCCAACGTGATTTCTGTCCTGTTTTGGGGGGATGTGATAGGAGATAAGGCTTTTTTCCTGGCAAACCCCGAAAAAATCACCAGATGGGCTGAGCGAATTAAGGAGCGGAATGAAGCGAAAAAAGAAACTGTATATGCTGGTAACAAAGGATGAGTTTGAGTTGCCGATTATCGTTGAAAGCTCAAAAGCCGCCTTAGAGCGAAAGTTGGGGCTGAAAAGCGGTACCGTGAATATTGAGTTATGGCGGTACCGCAACGGGCAAATAAAGAACTGCCGATACAGAGAGGTAGAAACGGAGGAATAAACATGGATTTGATGAATTTATCACCGCTTGAAGTTTACTGGCTGATTGTTGTTATCGGGATTGCAATCGAGTTGATTAATTTGGGAGTTAAAAAGTTACAAATGTGGAGAAAAGGCGACGGTGGAGAACCCGACACGCTGTTTTTGGGCGTGTATATCGCAGTAAGCCTGGTGATGTCCCCGCTCGTTATAGTGGGGGAACATCTGCTAGGATGAGTGATGCACTAGAGGGATTGCACCAGGGGTTCCGCACAATTAAAGAGTGGCTAATAATTCGCCGTTGTGAGATTATCCCAGCGATGATGATTTTAGCCCTCTTTGAGGCTGGATATCAGGATGCACCAGCGTGGTTAATAGCTGATATCATGGCTGGCATCATTGTATCAATCCTGATTTGCAATCCTTTCCGCTCCCTGTGCGAAGTGATGGCGAAGAGTACACGCACGGGAGCGGCAGTATCAATCATTGTGGCAATGGTGGGCATACAGCTACCAGATATCCCCCTCTATATGAGGGTGGAAACTCTTATATTTGCGGCGATTATCCTAGCCGTTGCCGCAAAAACGCAGAAATCCGCTATTGTGGGAGAAAAAATCAAACAATCTCCCGAAGTTGATAAAGCAATAGCTTATCTGTGTGATAAGGGCATTAAACCTCGGGCACAAACAAGCTGGGAGGAAAGAGGGGCTAGGGAGTGCCGTGCGTTACTGCACCAGGCGTTAAAAATTGAAATCGCTGAAAGCTCTATGCAAGTATCTCACAGAGCTTGCTACACGCTGGGATATCTTCACGGCGAAAGCGAACTTGCAAAAAAGCTGGCAGAGCTGGAAGCGGAAAACGAGAGCTTGAACCAGAGCTTGATTGAATGCTCGATTGAACTTGATAGAGTCTCTGCGCCCTCAAACAAGCTGGAAGAAGAGCTAGAAGCGGCGAAAAGCGAGATAAGGCGGCTTGAACTTTGGGGGAGGAACAACGAAGCTTTAGCCAAAAAATCCAGCTTGCTAATTGCTGAGAACGCAGAGTTAAAAGCCGTGAACGCACACTTATCTAAGCAACAGCCGGAAGAAAATGCAGAGCCGGAAACGCAGGAACAAGAGCCAACAAAGGAAATGGCGTTGATTGATAGGGATGAAGCTTGTTATCAATATTACGAGAGCGGGCACAGCTATCAGCAAACTGCCGATGAATTTGGGCTATCCAAAAGCGGAGCTAGGGCGGCAATAGCCAGAGCCAGAGAAAGGAGAAATCAATAATGAGATTTATTGAAACGTTGTGTTCAGTGGTGCTTTGTGGGGGGTTGGGGTATTTATTTATTCATGGAATGATGGAGACTCCTACCCCTCAAGTGCTGGCAACAGGAGGGGCTGGGCTGGCACTTTGTGTAATTATATTCGTTTGTAGCACCAAGGATTGAGGGTGCTAAGAGTGCTTTAAGCCGTGCCATTGGGGGTGCGATGCCCGTGCGATGCCGTGCTATCAAGCACCACAAACTGTGCTTTTCCCCGTGCTATTCGATGGAAAATGCACGGGGAAACACCGCTAAAACACGGGTACGCACGCTTAAAAACCAAAAAACACACCTTCCCAGCCGTGCTACGGTAGGGGAGGGGATAGGAGGAAAACAAAATGAAAAATATCGCTTATGTGCGCCTGTGTGCGCTGAGACCGGAAGCTTATAACGAGCTTGCATATCAGGCAAGAGTTGTATTTGAGTGTGCCCAAGCCCTTGCGGAGGCTGGCGAAGACTTGTTAGCCGCTGACAGGAAAGCGCTTGACCGGCTCTTTGAAGATTTTGAACAGGCAAAGCGGGGACTTGATGCAGTGCTAACACTGTTTCCACTTGATAACAAACTTGAAGCAGTTACGCACAGGGAACGGATATACATGGCAGATCTTGCGGGAAAGTGGGGAAAGGATTACACGGACGAAGAGGAAGAAAAACCGCTCGACTTTGGAGGAATCACACTCTTGTAAGAAGGTGAAATATGGAACGTTTTAAAACAGGTGAAGCCAGACGAGCTGTTAAGAGCTACAAACGGATGAACCGTTACAAACAGCTAACAAATGCGCAGAAAACGAAAATGGAATCTGTGAAAAAAGCGACAGAGCAGACCTTAAAGCTCCCAGACGGAGAGTTAAGAATGAGAATCGTTGAGATGGTGTTAATCGACAACACCCACACACTCAACGGAGCGGCACAGGCTTGCCATGTATCTTACCACACGGCACAGCGAAAGCTTGTAGCATTCGTCAAGTTGGTGGATAAGCTTTTAAAAAATCCTTAAATTTTAAAATATGGCTCAAAAAAGGGAGTAATTCGTGCTACAATCATAACTGTAGATGAATTACTCTCCTTTGTGTTTCTCATTTGTACCTCCTTTTTCATAATTTATTTCTCCTTGTATCTCCCAGGCGTAAAGGGAGAGCGGTTCCCGCTCCTGAAATGGTTGCCGTAATCAGGCGGGGCTTTTGCCTTGCCTGATTTTTTATTTTATTTAAGAGGGTGATATTTTGGAGCTAAAAACAATTAAACTTAGTGATATCAAACCATACAAAAACAACCCACGAAAGAATGACCAGGCTGTTGACGCTGTGATGGAGAGCATTAAACAATGCGGATACGTTGCGCCAATTATCGTTGATGAGGATTTTGTAATTTTAGCGGGGCATACTCGCTATAAAGCCCTGAAAAAGCTCAAAAAGAGCAACGCAGAGGTGATTGTTAGAACTGGTCTTTCCGAGGAGCAGAAGAAAAAATACAGGATTTTGGATAATAAAACCAACGAATTCGCGGATTGGAATTTTGAATTGTTGGAAACAGAGCTGGAAGGGCTGGATTTTGGAGAGTTTGATTTTGGGTTATCCGGCGAAATCGCAGAGTTTGAACCAAAGGGGGAAACGGAGTTTAAAGAGCAGGGAACAGGGCTAGAGGAATCTAGTGCAAAAGAATGTGAATGCCCTGCGTGTGGCTTTAAATTTTATTTATGAAAATATTGTATGGAATCCCCTACATGGGGTCAAAAACGAAAATTGCGCCTGATATTTTAAGGCAACTGCCAAACGGAGAAAGGTTTGTGGATTTGTTTGGCGGCGGGTTTGCGATGAGCCACGCCGCATATCTGAGCAGGAAATATAAGCAAGTCCTGTACAACGAGTATGAGCCGTTACTAGTGGAGCTTATACAAGCCGCACTGCGAGGGGATTTCAACTACAGCAAATTCAAGCCAGAGTTTATAACCAGAGAACAGTTTGAGCAGAGAAAGAATAAATCCGGCTATGTAAAATATATTTGGTCGTTTGGAAACAACGGGAAAAACTATTTATTTGGAAAAGACATTGAGCCATTGAAACACGCCGCACATGATTTTGTTGTGTTTGGCAATCGCTCAAAATTGCTTGATAAAATTCACCCCCAAATTCAGAGGGCTGTGACGGCAAGAGACATTCACACACGGCGAGAACAATTTTGCGGATTCGCAAGAAAATATGCGAAACGATTTGACCTTCAACAGCTTGAACAGCTTGAACGGCTTCAACAGCTTGAACAGCTTGAACGGCTTCAACAGCTTGAACAGCTTGAACAGCTTGAACAGCTTGAACAGCTTGAAACAAAGTGTGGAAGTTATTTAGATTATAAATATCAGCAGGGAGACATCGTTTACTGCGACCCGCCATACGAAGGAACGGCAGACTATGGGGGTGCTTTCAATTCGGACGAATTTTACGAATGGGCAATCACACGCCCATATCAGGTGTGGTTCAGCTCTTATAAAATAAGTGATAATCGCTTTAGACTCGTTTGGGCAAGGCAGTTAAGAGCAACAAACGGTGGAGCAAAGTCAGCCAAAATGAATTTTGAGTGCTTATATACAAACAAGTGAGGTGAAACGGAATGGGGCGACCAAAAAAAGAAATCAATCAAAGGCAGTTTGAAAGCCTTTGTGGATTACAATGCACACAACAGGAAATTTGCGATTTTTTTAATTTAACTGACAAAACCCTGACAAATTGGTGTAAAAAAACGTATGGGGAAAGTTTTTCCGAAGTGTTTCGCCAAAAGAGGGGAAACGGGAAAATATCACTCAGAAGAAGCCAATGGCAAGCGGCTGAAAAGGGCAATGCAAGCCTGTTGATTTGGTTGGGGAAGCAGTATCTTTCTCAGTCCGAAACACCAGCAAAGGAAGCTGAAAAAGAGGATTCACAGCCGTTTGATATTCCCGCAAAGCTGATGGCGGCACCTTACTTTGATATGCACAGAGATATTTGTGACAAAGAGCATATGGAGTATGTGGCTTATGGTGGGCGTGGCTCTGCTAAATCCTCTTTTGTTTCGCTGGAAATTGTAAATCTGATTAAAAACAACCCTGATATCCATGCTGTTTGCGCCAGAAAAGTTGCAAATACTCTCAGAGATTCGGTGTTTTCGCAGATTATCTGGGCGATTGATGCACTGGGACTTTCTGCGCAATTTGAGAGCAAGGTGAATCCTATGGAGATTACCTACACTCCCACGGGGCAGAAGATTTATTTTCGCGGGGCAGATGACCCAATTAAGCTAAAATCCATTAAGCCCAGGTTTGGCTACATTGGCATTTTGTGGCTAGAGGAACTGGACCAGTTCCACGGCGATGAAGAATGTCGAAATATTCAGCAGTCTGTAATTCGTGGCGGTGATGAAGCTTATATTTTTAAGAGCTTTAACCCTCCGAAAAGTGCTAATAACTGGGCTAATGTGTATGTTGCGGGGACAAAGGATAACCGCTATGAACTGCACACGGATTATACCCAAGTGCCTAAAAAGTGGCTGGGAAAAGCTTTTCTTGATGAGGCGGAATATCTCAAAGGAATAAATCCCACAGCTTACGAACATGAGTATCTGGGAATTGCAAACGGCAATGGTGGCGCAGTGTTTGAGAATGTGAAGGCTGAAACAATCACAACTGAACAAATCGCAGGATTTGATAAGATTTACAATGGTGTTGACTGGGGATATTTTCCAGACCCGTGGGCTTTTGACCGCTGTTATTATGACTCCGCTCGCAGAACCCTTTACATCTTCGGGGAGCTGGAAGCAAACAAAAAAGGAAATAGGGAAACCGCTGACATGCTCCTGGAATACGGCTTAACTCGTGAAGATAAAATCACAGCAGATGCGGCAGAGCCTAAATCTATTGCAGATTATAACAAATACGGGCTGAAATGCCTTGCAGCCAAAAAAGGTGCAGGCTCGGTTGATTACTCCATGAAATGGTTGCAATCCCTAAACGCCATTGTAATCGACCCCGATAAATGCCCCAAAACGTACAGGGAATTTATCAATTATGAGTATGAACGCACTAAAGATGGTGAAATTGTTAGCGGATACCCCGATAAGGATAACCATCACATTGATGCCGTGCGTTATGCAATGGAAATCGTGTGGAAAAAGCCAGGTGACGGAAATAATCAGGATTATAAGCCTTGGCTAATTTAAGGGGTGAGAAATTGAAAACTTATCAAGATTTGCTGGCAATCGCTCAGGATGATGCATCTAAGGCGGCATTTTGCATTCAGGCGATTGAAGAACATAGGGCTAGTGAGATGTATCGGATTGCCGTTGATGCGGAACTTTATTACGCCAAGCGGAATGTTACAATCACAAAATTCCAAAAGCTCCTGTACACGTTGCAAGGACGGTCTGTGCCTGACCTGTACAGCGCAAACTATAAAACTAAGTCAGGTTTTTTCCGCAGAATGGTAATTCAGCAGGTACAATATGTGCTATCAAATGGCGTTACCTTTAAGGATAAAACCACAAAATCTAGATTGGGTGCTGACTTTGACTTCCAGATTCAAAAAGCGGCTAAAAAAGCTATGGTTGACGGCGTTTCGTTCGTTTTTGCGAACTTTGACCACGTAGAAGTTTTTGGACTTGCGGATACCTCTGTTTCGCCTGGATTTGTGCCGCTCTACGATAGAGACACAGCGCAGTTAAAATCCGGTGTGCGCTATTGGTACTCTGGCGATGTTTCAGGCGAAACACTTCACTTCACGTTGTACGAGCTTGACGGATACACAAGCTATATTCGCCCTCACAATAAGGACGGATTTGTAACTGAGCCGAAGCGAGGATACATCAAGAGAGTGTCCAGCACTCAGTCTGGCGGCGTGGAATCTGTCGATTATAGCAATTATGCAGATTTTCCCATTGTTGCCATGTTCGCAAACGACCTACACGAATCTGAGCTAATAGGAATCCGTGAAAGCATTGATTGCTACGACTACATTAAAAATGGACTGGCAAACGATATTGATGATACCAGCGGAATTTACTGGACGCTGAAAAACTCTGGTGGAATGGATGATATCGATTTAGCAAGATTCTTAGAGCGAATGAGAGTTGTAAAAGCGGCAACTGTTGATGATTCGGACGCAGAAGTTCAGGCGCACACGCTTGATGTTCCTACGGAAGCACGGACGGCAATGCTCAAAGTGCTGAATGATGATTTGTATCGTGATGCTATGTTATTGGATGTTTCTGCACTTTCTGCTTCCAGCAAAACGGCAACAGAAATCAGAGCGGCATATCAGCCACAGGACGATAAATGCGGTGATTTTGAGTATCTTATCACCGAGTGTATCAACGGCATTTTGAAAATTTTTGGAATTAATGATACTCCCTCTTACAAGTGGAACAGAATCGCTAACCAGAGTGAGGAAACTCAGACGGTGCTTTCCGCAGCTCAATTTTTGGACGATGAAACAATTTTAAATCACCTCCCCTGGATTACTCCCGAAGAAGTGGAATCAATCTTGCAACGCAGAGCAGAGGACGATTTAACGCGACTTACGAGCGGAGAACAAGAGCCAGAGCCGAAAGAAACAGGTGGAGAAAATGAAAGAATCAACCAATGATTACTTTGCAATGCTTGTGACAATTTTGCTGTTTGCGTTTTTTGGTGATTGCATTGGCGAATAAAATAACTAAAAACGCTGATTCAGCGCACAAAAAGACTGATAAAGAGCTTGCAAAGTTAGAAAAACGTATCAGCTCAGTTTACAAGAAGGCTTATGAGGATATGAACCAAACTGTATCCGATTACTTTTTGGAATTCAAGGCGGATGATGAAGCACAGCTCCAACGGCTGGAGAATGACGAAATCACCAAAAAGCAATATAACGATTGGCGCATTAGAGAAATGGCACAAGGACGGCGGTTTGTTGCAATGCGTGATGCTCTGGCTGAGCGCATGACTAACGCTAACGAAATTGCTATTGGCTACGTCAACGACAATATGGCTAAGATTTACGCCCTAAACCAAGCTTTTACCGTTACGGACATTATAAAGCAATCACAGGCAACAAAGACGAAAAATAATCGGCTTGTGCAAGAAAACTGGATACTCTATGACGAGAGAACGGTTAAAAGGCTGCTCAAAGAGCAACCGGACATTATGCCTTATTACCCAAAATGGAAAGCTGTGAAGCGTGGGTTTGATTTGGATTTTGGCAAGCGAAAGATAACCGCTCACGTCACAAGCGGAATCCTGAAGGGCAGTGATGTGAACCAGATTGCTACAGAATTAATGGACTCTGTAACCACAATGAGCCAAACTAGTGCAATTAGAGCGGCGAGGACTGGCATCACAGAAGCCGAAAACGCTGGCAGAATGGCGGGAATGCAACAGCTTGCAGAAAAAGGAGCAATCCTTGAAAAACGCTGGATAGCAACGCACGATGCACGGACACGCCCTGAACATGCAGAAGCGGATGGACAAAGAGTGAATCAAGATGAACCCTTTATCGTTGGTGGCGAAAAACTTATGTACCCAGCAGATGATAAGCTAGGTGCCAGCGCATGGAATGTATACAACTGCCGATGCTCTGTAGCGGCTGAATTTATCGGCTTCAAAAAGTTGGATTAAATGAACCGTAAAAGTGTGATATTATGAGCATAGAAGTAAAAATTCAAAACAATAGCGAAGAAATCACAAAAGATTTTGAAAACGCTATTGAAAGGGCTTTAATGGCTATTGGTGAAACCGCTGTGACTCATGCAAAGGATTTGCTGACGGCTCAAAAAGCTGTAGATACTGGACGCCTTAGAAATAGTGTTGCTTATGCCAGTAAAACGCACCCAGCAAGCACCATCAAATTTTCTGAAGCTGACCAAAAAGCCGGAAAGAAAGGCGAATCCTCTCTGGTAAATACCTCTGAGGAAAATGTGGTATATGTGGGAACGGCTGTGCATTACGGAACTAAAATCGAGTTTGGCACAAGCAAGATGAGAGCACGCCCATATATAGCACCAGCAGTTTCCCAGCACTCTGATGAGTACCGAAACATTATCAAGCAATCACTGGAAAACGCTTAAAAACTTACTGATTAAATAGCGGGGATATCCGCTTTTTAATACAATTTATCGCCACAAAGCACCGTGGACAAAGGAAAGGAAGATAAAATTGTCACTTTCTCGCAAACTTTTGAAGGGTATGGGGTTGACCGAAGAACAGATTGAAACCATTGTTTCTG